CTGATAAATGAATATGATTAGATCCAGGCTCAACAACAAAATGCCCCTCAGCACTTCCAGTAGATAAATCAATTGTAAGATCAGCATCATCTCCACGCATCATAATAATATTATTTAAGAATCTGCAACGCTCATATCTTTCTGGACGTGGTGATTTATAAAATATAGAGTTGTCTGCATTTGTTTGAAATACCTTATCAGTTGTTGCAATAATATTATCATCATTTGGATCATCTAGTGGTTGAGTAATCGTTGGAATAACAGTTGCAGCAACATTTGTGTGATATTGCCAATTTTCACCCTGTGTAAACGCAAAGACTGTTTTACTATCAAATGCTCCAGCAGATGGATTTGATCCTGCTGAATATAAACCTATTTCTGAAATCTCATATCTTTCTTCTGTGGGTAATTCTGCTGTTAGTACTAGTTTTTCTGTACCCGCATCATTGACAAATCCTCTAGAAGAAATTGGAACACGAAACATTTCAAAGTCAAGATTTTGTTTTGTAGAGTAGTCACCGTAAGGGTCAGAAGTATCTAGTGGCTGCGCTCCACAACCTATAGCAATATAGGAGGCATATGCTGGTGCCTGACCAAGAAGGTACTTACCAATAATAGATTTTCCTGTGTCTGTAATCATAATTCCGCCTCATATATTGTACCACCTGTGGTAATTTCTACCTCTATTTGTTCATCTTCTTGTATATTTACTGCCTCTACAACAAGTGCTCCTGTTTGCAAATCTATATAGACATGCTCACCGTCTGGTCCTCCGCCTATGTTTGGAACTTTTGTTTCAAACTTGATAGCAAAGTTTTTAAAGTATTTATCAGAAGTAGCCTGAATTGCAAGGATATTATTTGGATTATATTCTTGTTGAATTTGTGTCAAATTTTTAATAGGCTGATAAATAATTTGTTGACCATTAACCGTATCATTTCTAGCAACATTAATTAACTCTTGACCACCTATATTTTCAAAAATAAGGTCTGACATAATTTGAATTGGAACTGCTTCCTCATCAAACAAAATTGTATCTATTGGTGCAGTTTTAACTGGGGGTGGAGGTGGTGTCTGTGTAACTGGGCTGATATTGCTTGGTTGTGAAACAATTGTAGAGGGGGTAAGCGGAATAGGATCTGGAGCAGAAAAATATGTAGTATTAGATGGAGTATTGTCTGTTTCAAGCAAAGCCCTTCTACGTCTTTCTTCTTCTGCAGCCCTTCTTAATTCTTCTTCTGCTATTCTTGCTGCTTCGTCTTGTTGTGCTTTTGCCTGTGCCTCTCTTGCACGACGCAAAGCATCTTGTGCTTCAGCAACAGCAATTCTTGCATCATCTTGTGCTTTTTTAGCCAATGCTCTTTGTTCTGCAAGTTCTTTATCTTGTGCTGCCCTTTGTGCTGCTAACTCTGCTGCTTTTTGTGCAGCGGCGGCTGCTTTTGCTTCTGCTATTTTTGTTTTTTCGTCTACAACGCTAGTTTGTCTTTCACCAGAACGATATGATTGATATTCTTGCATTGATCTTTCTTCTGCCTGCCTAAATCTTCCAGGATCAAAAGAAGTACTTACTGCTGGTGTTTTTGCAGACTGTTTTACAGGAGTTGGTCCATCTCCACCATCAATAAGCATTTGACCAAAATTAAAAAACATTCTATACCTCGCTCAAATACAGCATCATGTTAGGACCTGCATTATTTCTTGAATATTCAATATTATATATTACAAATCTATCATTTGTGGGCGCTACCAAATCAAGACCATCTTGGTTTTTATAATTAATTGTAACTATATCACCAAGTTGAAGTGTTGGTAAAGAATAAATATTCATGCCAACAGATTTTTTAGGTACCATAATTTTATTAATAATCCAACCCATTAAGGCATCTGCATCATCTTGTGTTTGAATATATGGTGTATCAATGCTGAATTCATTTTTGCCGTATATTAATCTACTCAGTTTAATATCATCATACTTTGCTTTTTCTACCAAAGGAGAGTATAAAAGTGCACTTCCGCTAAATGGTGGATCAGATAGGTTGCTTTTTTTACTAAAGTATTCATCTACCGTAAGTTCATGTGTAGTATCTTGTGTAAAGGCTACTCCCTGAATTCTTAAATAGTTTCCGCTTGTTTCATCAAGAACCAAAGCCTTATCTGAAGCATTAAATATTAAAAACTCAGCACCGTAGGAATCAGCCTGAAATCCAGAAACTGAGTATCCTTTGATGCGATTAAAAGTTGGTGACAGTTGTGCATATAATGCTGGATATGCCTTATCATATTTAATATCAAAATATGAGCACTCACGCATAATTGTTCCAAACTCATCAAAATACATATTATATTTTGGTGGTTGCTGTGCACTTATACCAGTTAAATAAGTTCCTTGAATAATACCGCTCATCGCATATTTACGGAATGATTCATTTGCGTCAATCTGCTTATCTCCAAATACAGCAGATAGTGTTTCTCCAGTAGTAAACACTGTATTTTGAGAATAGTTTTCAGAAAGAGCATAAACGTGCTCAAACATACACCGTGAAGACCCACGAACAAAGACAGCCATATTATTGTAAATTGGTAATGGGTCAGCATCATCTACAATCTTTACAAGTCTATTGTTTATGTATAGATAAAATCTACGTGTTTTTCCAATATCCTGATATTCTACAGACAAATCGTATACAGTTGGTTTATCTTCTCCAGCCATTCTGTATTGACCAGTGAATCTACCGTCGTCTACAATAATATTTGTTATGCCACCCCAAAGTTTAATTGGAATGGCATTATCATTTGCAGAATCTTTCTTAATTTTATAAAACACGACGTTGTTAATATTTCTTTCAGCCTGACCATTTTTATCTAACTTTAAATAAGATTCTACATTTGTCTCTGTTAGTGCAACAATTTCAAAATAATAGCCGTTATTTGTTTCTGGATTAAGCAGTACGGCAAGACCCCCAGAGCCGCCGCCAATGCTAACATTTTGATTTGGCTGAACACCATTTACCTGATAGTATGCTGTAGATCCAATAGGTGTTTGTCCACGTGTTTCATTATTTTCTATTTTACCAATAATACGAATACGTGTTCCAAAGTTTTTATATGCTCCATCAAGATTTTTGTAAACATATGATACAAAGTTTAAAGGAGTTTCAGTTGTTTTAAATGATGGACCATTTACAACAAGGGCAGAAGACTGAATTGTACCTGTTTGTGTTGACTTTAAATTATTTACGGCAGTTTCTGTCAAATAATTAGTAGCCATAAAGTTTTTAATAATACCATTTCTTGTTGTTTGGCGAGCAAGAGTATTATTAACACCAGCAGCACCAACAACTGTGGCTGGTCTTGTTACATCTTCATCTAGTGTTGTAGTAAATAAATATTGTGTCTGCATATCACAACCACGAACATAGTCATTATTAGACCAGTAATCACTTACACCAGCGGTATGAGAAGTTACTGGTGTTCCGAATTGCCCTCTTCCATGCTCATAAACAGGACCTGGTTGTAGCCTTGCTATCCCATCAACTGTTTCATAAAATGGTGTAGAAAAAATTCTAATTAATCCTGTTGGATAAATTTTTCCATTAAATGGAAGGGAAGAAAAATATCTTTGATATTCTTGATTACTGCTAATCCAAACATTACCAACTCCAGTAATATTAAATTCTGCGGCATCATACTTAATTACTTCTCCGCCAGCATACAGGTAGCCTTGATATCTTGTTAGCCAGTATACATTTTCTCCAACATCCAAAGTGTTGTTAATTACAACACCATTAACAACGGTTGGCAAAGCATCTGATAAATTAGAATTAAGTGGCATTGCACCTAAAACATAATTGCCTTGCTTAGAAGCAACCTCATTAATAGTTTTAGTTGCTTCATCTCCTGCAACTTCCCACAAAAGAACTGGCTTATAAATCCATGTTTTATCACGATCAACCATACTTGCTTCTCTAATGCTTCCGTATGAGCGTTGTATATATCTCATTGTATAGTTAATCTTGCCATCATTGTATACCCGCTTATCTTCAGAAGCGATAGAAATAATATTAGGCAAATTACCAGATGTTGCATTTTGAACTACGCCAGTATCTGTTTGATTATTAGATCCAGAAAGAACAAAATCAATTGCTCTATCGTCACTGTCTGGCATTAGATAGTCTTTACTCATTACAACAAAATTGTTATACTCATCAAAGAACATTGCTGTTTGTGTTGCTATTGCAAGTTGATTTAGTATTTCTGCCACGTTTTGATCTGGGGCAACAAAGAAGTATGGAATGATAGGATCTGACTCTCCACTAATTCTTTTAAAGGTATAGTTAGTAAATCCAATATAATCAAGAATTGTACAGACAGCCATGCTTAATGATGTTTGTGTCATTAAAAGTCTTGGTGCTGCCACAGATTCCAAATAAAAATAAAAGTCACGCAGGTTAATTGATACCGTTCCAGCAGTTATATCTGCTTGTGGAATTCCCTCTGAGTAAAGAGTTTTAATTGGAATATAATAATCAAAACCATCTACATTAATAATAATCTCATAAAAATTAAACTTAATATTTTTACGAAGGTAGTCAGAAATAATACTATCAGTATTATTAGCATTAAAAGCCTGATCGTCATCAAATAGATTTATTGAACCAGTGGATGCTAGCAATTGACCTACTGGCAAAGATGTAACTCCAACATCAGATAAAATCTTGGTAACTTTATAGTCAATTACTTTATCTGATATATCTCCAATAAGTCTTGGAGACATTTCAATAAGATCAAATGTAGTATCAAACTTATTCATTGTTTGTACTACTATTCTAATTCCCTGTAAATATGCGAATTCTCTATACACTGTGCCGCCGCTAATTGCGTCTGTAAATTGTTCTGGATTTGTAAAATCAGTTACAAAACTTGTGTTGTTATTAATTGTTTCAGATCCAAGTTGCCATCCATAGGTTGGGGTAAACTGTTCATATTCTTCACCAGTCCAAATATAGAATGTTCCCTTTTCACCTTCATTTGGAATTATAAGATATGCATATCCAATAACAGAAGATTCTGGAAGAAGGGTAGAAGAAGCAAGAGTTTCAGCGTATATAAAAATATTTTTATATACTTCTGGAATGATAAGACCGTAGTGAATTTCTACATACCCATCAACACCAATAATCGGAGAGCCATCTGCTCTAGTAGTGTTTTCATTAAAAGAAATAGCATCTGACCAGTTATTATTTACAAGATATTGAATCTTCCATCTTGCTGGAGTAGTCTTATTTGCATTTCCATAAAGTGGATCGGCTATACTTCCAGATGAGGTTGTGAATGGTCCTAAATCAACATCACCAACATTTGTTTGCATCTTAATAACAATACGGTTTGCTGGTACCTGATTTTTATAAACAACAAATGGAACAGCATCATCAATGTAATTCAATCCATTAGATTTTTTATTTGATATGCCATATTCAACATTATCTTCTGTTCTATATGAAGTCCAGTATCTAAACTCATCATAACGTGATGGCATATAGTATCTTGGTCTTTGTGCTATAGATGCTCCAGAGTTTGCTAAATACCGTCCTCCAAAATACAATGGCTTATTAATACCAGATCTTGGTCTAAATGGTTTTAAGCAATCTTCTAAAGAATAAATCATTTTCATTTTTTCTTTTTGAAGAGTAAATTGTTGAGGAACGCCTGAATTGGTAAAGCCATTATCAATTACTACATCTGCATCAGTAGCACCTGTATAGTAGTTTCCACTATCTAAATTATCAAAAGTATCTGGCACAGTTATATAAGTAGATCCTAAAGTGGTTGGGCGATAGCGATAGTTTCCAACCTTGAAAATATTATCTGGCATATTCATATTCCACTCAGCCAAAACTAATGACTTAAGTTGAACAGTTGCAGATGTTTCAAGATGGGTCTTTAATGCTTCGCTTACAAACATTTAGACCTCTTCCAAGGTTACCGATATGTTCCAAAGATCAAAATTGTTACCGCCACGCTTTACGACGGAATAATTAAAATCTGCAAAATAAACTTGAATGATTTCATTATATTGTGCTAGGTGACCAAATGCTGCATTGTCATCACCAAAATTAGAATACTTATCATATGCTAAGTACATCCAAAATGGTCCAGGATGATTGTTGTACCAATCCAGTATTTCTACTCCGCCAGCGCCACCATCTGATGTAAACTCTTGCGTAATATTTTGATAAGGTGAAATACCAGTTGTTGGATCAAACTCTGCATTTTGAAAAAATGAACGGGAGGGCAAAAGATTCCAAGAAAAACTAATAGTCATTTTATCTGCAATATGATAGGAGCGCATACGACCATTAATTGTTCTTTGTCTTTGCTCAATTCTTTGTGGGGTAAACCCCATTTCTCCACGATTATCATCAGATAAAATTAAAAACTGATCAATAAGATTTGGATCTGTTCCTTCAGGAACATCTGCCCCAACCTCATACCCATTTGGAACATAAATACCACTTGTTAATGTGCCAGCATTGTTAGACCATAAAATACCCTGTGGTCTTTGGTACCTTTTTCTGCCTGTTAAATATGCTGCCGTTGCCATTATGCCCTCTGGTTTCTAATTCTTTGTGCATCAATATATTTAATTTCATTCATAACTGCCTTGGCAATTCTGTCTGGACTTGCATTTGTTCCACCAACAGTGATGCCAACATTATAATTATACACTGTGTTAGAGTTATCATTAACAGAAGAACTTACACTATTTGTAGGCATAGCAAATGTATTATTTGGTGCAGATACACTATAGATTGGGGAGTTCATGTCTCTGCCAATCATTGATGGATATTTTGCATCATTTAAAGAATTTAAAAATGGAGCAAATGCTCCTGCAGATCTTTTATTTACTACAAATTCTCCAGGTGTCAAAAGGGCTGGAACCTTATCTGTCATTCCAACTCCAGGAACAACCCCTCCCATAGCCATTTTTTTAATAAGTCCGCCATACATTTTTTTCTTTGGAATAATTGATGCGCCACCAAATGGCATATTAGCCTTTGACACTGTATTGCTTCCAGTTGGTTTTGGAGTAACAGGAACTATGATTGACTTACCACCAAATGGCATATTTGCTTTAGAAACTGTATTACTTCCAGTTGGTTTAATGATTGATGCTCCACCAAATGGCATACTGGATTTAGGTATAGTGTTGCTTCCAGTTGGTTTAATAGAACCTCCAAATGGCATACTAGATTTTGGAATAGTATTAGATCCAGTATTTTTTACTACTGTTGCTGTTGTTTTAGCAGCAGTAGATGTTGTTTTTGCTGCAGTAGAAGTTATTTTAGCAGCACCAGAAGTTATTTTTGCTGAATCAGAAGTTGTTTTAGCAGCAGATGCAGCAGCAAGAGCAGCAGCATTAGAAGCCTTCATGCTGTCATCTGGATCAATGCCCTCTCCTGGTCCAATATTTCCTTCGCCGAAGTCTCCACCACCTCCACCGCCAACACCAGCCATTGCAGCAGCAAGAGCCATAGCAGCCTGGATAGCAGCCTGGATTTTACCAATAATGGTATCTATTTTGCCAGCGGTAGCAATCAACAAATTGTTAGTCATAGTAATTACATCATTAAATTCACCTTGCTTAATCTTTTCTAAATCAAGAGCAAGTTGTGCATCTCTCCAAGCCTCACGCTGTATTTCTAGTTTTGCTATTTCAGCAGCCTTTTGATCATTAATCTTTTGTAGATTTAGTTCATGCTTGAGTCTTTGCTGCTCTAGGTTGTAAATCTGTGTATTTTGAATACCATAAATAATATCTTCAACAAGTTGAATATCTCTAAGTTTTGCTTCACGCTTTTCTTCAAGATTATAAATAGCATCTTCCATAATCCGAATTTTATCTAATTCTAAAACTCTTGCCTGTTCTAGTTTATATATTGCATCTTGTTTTAAAAGTATGTTTGCTTGAACAACATCACGTTTTTCTTCAAGAGCAAAAACTTCTTGACCAATCTGGAATTGTCTTGCTTCTACCTGCTCTCTTGTCATACCGCCAGCAGTACGAAGACCTCCAAGTTCAGCCTGACGAGCAGCATCTAATACTCCGCCAGCACGACGTGAAGCAGCCTCTGCAGACTGTGCTCTCATCTCTTGAGCAGCCTGTGCAGCAGCAGAAATATCACCTTGTGTTAATGCATCAGCAAGGCTAATCTGACTCTTCTGTTGTGCAATAATGTCTTGATTAATCTCAGAAACTTTATTTAGTGCTTCAGCCTGTGCATCATACTTTTCATTAATTGCTTGGGCAGCCTTATCCATTAAGGTCATCTCATTAGCAAGATCAGATGATTCTTCTTGTAGTGCTGCGATAGGTCGCTCAAAATCAATTTCTATATCACGCTGTAACTTGTCAATAGTTCTTTGAATATCTTCAATAGGACGTGTAAAGTCTTCTTCTATTTTTCTTGAAGCATCGCTAATTTTTTCTTGTAATATTTCAATTGGACGGTTAATTTCCATTTCAATACTACGCTGTGCTACATCAATGCTGCGCTGATATTCATCAATACTACGCTTTGCATTTTGAATTTGACGATCAATTGCGTCAATTGAATCCTGTTCAGCCTTAATTACATTTTCATATCTATCATCAATTTCAGCCTCAAGAATATCAAAATATTCATTAGCCTTACTCATCATGTCATCAAAAAATTCACGCTGACCTTCTGGGGTAGCCATTTGAATTTGAATCTTAATAGCCTTTTCTTGCTTGAATGAGTCAAGAAGTTTCTTAACCTTTTCAGCATCTACTTTGCCATTCTTTAATCCAGCAGTCAGCCACTTCATTAATTCTGGATTATCCATAATACGATTAATGTCTTCAAGTTTCATTCCCATACCGCTTAGTTGAGGAATAACTTGAGCAAAACTTTTATTTAATTTATTTTCAGTATTAAGATTTGTAAAGAATTCTCTAATTGCAGCGGACTGAGCCTTCTTTTCAATCTTTTCCATAAGATCTGTTAATTGTTTTAATTGTCCTGGTTTAATTTTTCCAGTGGCAATTCCAAGAGCAATTGTAGAATCGCTTGCATATTTAAGTGCAGTTGCAGCATCCATTCCAGATTTTTCTAAAATCTTAAATGCTTTTGCCTGCATCAACAAATCTTTATTTTGATCTTTTAGCGCCTCAAGAGCCTTTTGGAATGGAGATTTTTCTCCATCACCTTGTGTCTTGCCTTCTTGATTCTTCTTTTCTGCTTCTGTTACCTTATTAACTGAACCAAAATACTTATCGTATGCCTGCTTAAGCCCATAGACACCTCTTGCATGTCTAAATGCTGCATCTTCTCCAGTAGCAGCAAGGTCTTGTAAAACGGTACTATTTTCAGTTAAAATACCAGCACTCAACAAAGCAAGCAACATCATTTGCTGTTGAGCATCTTTAATATTTGCTAAGAATGTAGCAGCCCCAATATTTAAACTTTCAAATACTTTAGTTAAAACTAGTTGTCTTTGTGCAGCATCTAGTGATATTACCTTTTGATTTACTGCAGAAAGAACTCCCTGATACTCTTCTCCAGTAATTGTTCCTGCTTCAAACATAGTTGCTGCAGATTTACTTACTGTGGCAATGTATGATGAAAGATTTGCTGTTTGTCTTTCTAGTTCTTTAGTAGGTACAAGTTTTTCTACTAAAGCAACTCCACCTCTACCGCCAGTTGGTACGTATTCAAATACTTTTTCAAATCCAGTTTTATATTTATCTTGAAATACTTTAAGGTTATCATCTAGTGTCGTGCCCATTTGCTTAAGTCCAGCCTCATCAAACTTAAGGGACTTAACATCAATCTTTACATCTGTTTGACCAGACTCTTCACGAAGTGCATCAATAATAGTCTGAACTTGCTCTTTGGCAAATCCTCTAGACTGCAAATCTATTGCCAAAGACTGGAATGCAAGGGTTGCCTCTTCATTTGTGGCTTTTCTAAATGCTTCAATCTGAGTCTTAAATTCTTTTTGGAATCCCTCATCTTGTCTTAATCTATCACGCTCAGACCTTGTTTCTGCACCAACAACTTCACGATTACGTAAATCAGCACGAGATTCAAATGCAGATCTTCCTGCTACTACTCCAAAGAAATCTCCAAGAGTTTTTGCCTGCTCTGCAGTAACACGCATTGCTTCTGCTAAACCATAAGTCTCTTGTCTTTCCCTTTCTTTTGCTGCATTAAGTGCTTTTATTCCTATAACTGCAACACTTACAATTCCAATCAATGCACCAATTGGATTTGCCAAACCAACCATTCTTAATAAAACCATTCCAAATCTTAATATATTCGGAATGAGTTTCTTTAATCCGCCAGCAAATAATGTAGAGTTGAACATCATTTTCTTTGTAGCAACATTTCCTACAATAAGTCCTGCAGCAGATGCTCTACTTGCTGCTAATTCTGTTATTTTTGCTTGTGTAAGAAGTTGTGTTACTGACATTAAAGCAAATAGTAGTCCTGAATATTTAAATACCGCTTGAGATAACTCTCCAAGTTTTCCGCCAGCCATTGATCCAGCACCAGCAAGACTGGTAAGAGCAAATGTACCAGTCATTAAAACCTTATTCATAGAATCAAGACGTTGTTGCATTGTTTTACGTGCTGTTAGTTCAGCCTCAGCAACCTTTAAAGTTTCTTGACTTAAAGCAGCAGATTGTCCAACTTCTCCTACTGGCATACCAGGCTGTGTTACTGGAACACGAAGTGGTTGACCACCTGGACCAAATAATCCAGTATCACGCATTTCTGTAACTGCGCCTTGTGTTACTGCCCCTGCTGCCATTGCAACATCATCAGCCTGATTCATCATGCCAACAGAAAGACCACGAGCAATGTCTTCTCCAATTGGTATTGTTCTCTTAGATGGTGATTGTGTTTGTGCTGCTTGTGCTGTTGCTAGTACCGTTTGATTTACAACATCTGTGGCTGCTGCAGTAACTGGAGCAAATGACTGCTGACCTCTAAATCTTGCTTGTGTAAGTGCCTGTCTAGCCCCTGCTTGCTGCTGTGCTGTTCTAGATCCAACGCCAGCCTGCTGTGCAGGATTCTGCATTAAATAGTCTGTAGCAGCGATAGCGCCTCTTGCTTGTGGTGCAAAAGATGGGGATAGTTTAGCCATTGACTCAGTAGAAGAAAGCATACGCTCAAGAACTTGTTTTTGAACCGCTAGTTCTTGCTCTGTTAATGCAATGTTATTTGTGATTTTTTCTCTAATTGAATTAACAACTGTTTCATCTGCATTAATTTCTGTAAGATTTTTTAGATACTCTTCACGAGTAGGAACAGAAGAATCCAGAATATTACTAATTTGATTTAGAGTTGAAGACTGAGCAACCCAAGCGTTTGGATCCCATGCTTCATCAAACATTTTATCAACATTGTCTTGCATTTCAATAACATGTGCTCGATGAATTTCTCCAGATTGATTAATAGCATTTAAAATATTTTGAGTCTTTTTATCTGTCTTAGTTAAATCTACGCCAATCTCACTATAATATTGACGCATTGCATCCTGAGCAGCCTTGCTAGACTCTCTTGCTCTTGATATTTCCTCCTGAAGTGCTATATTACCTTCAGCCTGCTGTTCCATAGTTCCAACATTTGTTTGACCAGCACTAAACTTTCTTTCTCCTGGTCTACCTCCAGAAACTAGCACTGACTTGGGTAGTAGACCTCCAGTTAGTTCCTTAGTAACAACTTCCATCTCTCTAACAAATGAACCAATACTTATTTGAGTATCATTTGCCATTCTTGTAAGTGTTTCATTAACAATAGTCAAT